AATAAGAACTTTATAATTTTAGCATCTTTAGCTACTTCTTTTCCGTCTATTTCTATACCGATTGGGTAAGGTTTAGTTTTATCATCTGCCCAATAAGCTACATCGTAACTTTTATCTTTATTGTTGGTTACTAATAAACCTCTATTGTAAGTATCTTCTTCAGCTTGTAATACAACCATTTTATCAATAGGTAAAATATAATCACCCATTAACTTTATATCACCTTCGTCGTACCCGTCTTTATTATATCTATTTTCTTCGTTAGTAGTAAACATTTCTTCAAAAAGATTTTCCATCTTTTCGTTCATTATCTCTGATATAATATTGTCTTTTAGCATCTTAAGTATAGATAGTAGTTCTTCTCTTTTTAATTGTTTTGGAAAAAAGTCTCTTAATTCATCCAAATTGCCACTTAAAGCAGCTTGTCTTAGGTCAGATGCTCTTACTTCGTTACCTTTTGCTGCCGGTATAACTAATCCTTGCACATGAGGGGTATTAGTAAAAGTAGTTATTCTTCTTAAATCAACTAAATCATCTTCACTTCTTATTCCTGTTATAGCATAAAAATCTTTATCGGTATTTGCTTTTGCATATTCTTTAGCAGCAAACATAGGATTCTTTTCACCATCTAATATTTCTATACCAGGTAAATATTTTGCATATATTTTCCATATAGCTTTAGATTCCTCTTTTGTAATACCATTTCTTTCTCCTCCTCCAGGAAATACTAATACTTTATCTATCTTATCTACTATACTCTTTTTTCCAGAAAGAGAGGATGTACCTGCATCTTTATAATTGTCTTTTGTATATACCTGACCACCATGAGAACCGTTAAGTAAACTTTTAACGACTTCAAAATGACCTCTATGAGGTGGTTTAAATGCTCCTGGGTATAATGCTATCATAGAAATGCTTGTACTTTTTGATCGATTTCTTGAGGTGATGAATGCTGTAATAGCTCTTGAAACTCAGGGCTATATATCATATCAGCTATATTATTCAATACTGCATCATTTCTTTCGTCTGAGGTTGCTTTAGATTGTCTGTATTTCTTAACAGCATCTTTAAGTTTATCTTCTCCAGGACCTGTACCAATCTTTTTATATGATTTTAAGAAAGCATTTTTAAGAGCTTTATCTTCAGATCTATTACCTTTATCCCAGTCTACGTTTACGACAGCTTTATTAAACTCTTGTTCTTCTTCTTGAGACATTTGAACCGGTTTAAAGAATGTGCTTTTACCTGCTCCTGTTTTTTCATTATAGGCTTTCAAATAATCTTTTATACCTGTTACTCCATTTTTAGCAGCAGTATTAAATGCCTCTATTTCTTTTTTAAACTCTCCTCCTCTATCATTAACAAAGATAGAAAAGTTACCTTTTAATTTTTTTCTAAAGTCTCCTATTTTTTGATAAGCATTTCTCCAAGTAGTGAATACAGAAGAAGCAGGTATGTTTCTACCTCTTTTGAAATTAGATATATAGGATATCATAGGATGAGTATATACCATTACCATATATACGTCATAGCCGCTCTTTAGAAGTTTATTTAAGTTTTCATCAAACTTAACTCCTGAAGCAGTAGTATCCCAAACTAAACTAGTTTTGGATTCTGCCGCCGCTAGAACGTCCTTTTCCACCTGACGACTGGCTGCCCCTAGATTGTTGTAAAACGGATGATCCGGATCCTCCACGTATTTGTCGGGATTGAATTGATCTAGACTGTCTAGGTTGAGTTGGTTGAGAAGGTATGACTTCCCTGCTCCAGCTCCTCCTGCCATTATTACTGCTTTGGGGCGGTTGCGGTCTTCTAGAATTATTGATGTTAATTTCATTTCTTCTACCTTGGTTTATTCTAATTCTTGTTCTATCTTCTCTCGGTTTTGGTACGACGTCTGGAGTAGCTCCTGGTCTAGGTCTAGCTTTCGGTTTAACCTTTGGTCTAGAAGGTACGCTATAATTGTAATAATAATTATTATTCCAACCGTTATAAGGTTGCTGGAACCAGTAGTAGTTCCATCTCCATGTATAATCGTAGCGCCAGTTGTTCCAGTACCAGTTATTATTGTAGTTAAATCTAGTATAGTTATCATACCTTTCTCTTAAAAAGTCTTTATAAGGAACTGAGACAGTGTCTCCAGCTTGTGTTACAGCTAGTATGCTTTGTATCTTAGAACCTTTATTTGTTGTTTGAAGTGTGTAACTCCCGCAACTATATAAAGATAATAAAATAAATGCATATATCCAACTGTTTCTCATAATAATAAATAGTTAAAGAATAGAAGCAGGAGAAGTATAGTAATCTACTATCAAATGAATTCTATCAATATCACTGTTATTTTCTACTCCATGCTCACCTACATTATTAATTTCGGTAAGATGTCCTTTTTGCATATAGATAGATTCTTTGTTAACCCAAAACCTAACTTTAGGATCAGTTACTATAGGAAGATGAATTCTATTATTATTAATAAGTGAAACACCTTTATCTACATGATTAGGAACTGAGCAGTGTTTATGAAGTCTAGCTAATTCTGCTCTTAATACTTTACCTTCTCCGTAATGTTTCTTAATAATTAATTCTACTGCTTTTAATTCATCATAAAAGTATTTATAGAACCTTGATTCTTTTCCTTCTCTTACATATTCAGCTCCGTAGTCTATATCGTATTTTAAACCTATATTAGAAGTTTTAGAATGAACCTCAGATACATCTTGCTTTTCAGTCCACTCATACCAATCTTCTTCTTTAAGATTATTTATTTTTTTTACCCATGGTTCTGCATAGACTATTTCTAAAAACTTGTAGTTGAAGTTTTTCATACTTTAACAGTAGTTGGATAAGAATTATAGATTGGTTCAGTATTAGGATTCTCTAGTTCGTATAACTTATAAATAATTTTAAAAAGTTCAAAGTTCTTTTCAATATCATCTATCTGTAAAAGTTTCCAACCTTTACCTTGAATTACTTTTTTCTGTTTAGATGGTCCTCTTGTCTGAGCTTTTAACCAAAGTATTCCTGTACGTTCAATTTTAACATCTCTGCTTTCTTCTAATCCTTTAGCATAAGAAGCTAATTGTAGGTCATATGATTTATGTATACTGTTAGAAGTTTTTAAATCTATTAACCAGGTTTCTCCGTTCATCTTACAAACTATATCAGCAGTACCAGCAAACTTATGTTTATCTGACCATACGAATTGTTCTGAAGATATTAGTTCAGGTTTATATGTCTTCCAGAACTCAGCAAACTTGAGTATCATTTCCCATACTATTTGAGAGTATTTAGCTCTACCGTAATCATCCATCCAGGATATCTCTTCTCCTAAAACTAGCTTTTCAGCTGCTTCATGTACTTGAGTACCTTCTTTACCTGCCTTACGCATGATAAGATCGGCGTTATGCCCAACGTCCTTCATCCATGTTTCAAAGAACTTATTCTTGGGCATGTACTGGAGTATAGTTGTTACGGACGGGTAATATACTCCTTCGCCTCTCTTATAGACTCTGCGGTCTAAAAAATTAATCTGTTTTAACTCAGGGTTAAAATCTAATCTCTTCTTCTCGTTTTGTTCGAGAATATTCATACCTTGTTTAATCATAGGTCTAGTTTATGCAGCATTAAACCAGAAAGGTCTAATTCTTCTGCAGTTTGAATTAATTTTGTAAAAGGTCTAAAGCCCATTTCAGATGGGTCTTTGTCTGGTAGATCAATTAAGAACACCCTTTTACCTTGGTTAAGAAATTTTTCTCCTATCTCTAACGCTCTATCTTTAGCATCAGTATCTAGGGCAATATAGATATCTTTTACTTTACTAGTAATAATTTTTTTATAAAGTGAGGTAGATATACTTTTACCTAGTATTGGTATTACATTACGTTTGATTGAGATAGCATCAAATACTCCCTCACACAATATTATAGGTTGGTTCCAGTTAATAAAGTTTTCGAAAAATATTATGTCTTTGCTTGCTTCTGGATTCTTGTACTTAAAATAGTTGCCATCATAAGTTCGTGCAACAAAGAAGTTGAGTGATCCGGATTCAGAAAAACTTGGGATAATAACTCTTCCTCCATACTCTCCAGTTGTACAGTATCCAATGCTATATTTAATAAAATCATTATCGGTAAGTCCTCTCTCATATAGGTATCTTCTTACTAAATTAGCTACAACTGAAGTTTTAGTTGCGGAGTAAAGCGGTTGATACTCCTTTGGTAGTTCTATTATAGATAGTCCTTTATATTCTATATAACTACCTTTTGGTAAATACTTAAGGATTTCGTTTGACTGTTCTTTAGGTGTCTTTAATTGATAAAGTAAAGAACGAATAGTTCTTCCTCTAGTTTGACATACCCAGCACTCCCAAGGATTCTTGCCTTCTTCATTAGTAGCCATGTTAATTTCTAACTTAGGCTTATGGTGATTACAAAAGGGACAATGAAAAGCATAGTTATCTCTAGCTCTCTTGTGACTTTTGCCCAATATATTCTCGATGGATCCTAAAAGGAAAGTATAATCCATATAACCAGTCCGTATCTTTTTTTATAAGATAAGAACTTATTTTTAAATAAACAACTATAAAGTTTCTGGAGTAATAAGCTCAGTTATAGCAGCAGCTATAGTCTTTTCTAATAAGACATTAGTATTGTCATCAAGATCTAGATAATCTTCTAATTTAACTGCAATTGATTCAGATAGTCTTTTTATGTCTTTATCTGACAATTCAATCTGTTCTCTTACTATAAATTTCTTATTTTCTAATATTATTTTTGATAACTTCATAATAATTAATTTTAACTAACATCCATTTCATAGGAGTCTGCTTCAACTCCTTTAGCTTTTAGAGCATCTAATACTTTCATAACATCATCGCTGTGATAGTATGCTCTTGTAGGAACTTCCATTCCTGTAGTCTTTTCAATAAATTTAATGGCCTTGAAATGATCATCACCTCGTTGTTTTTCACCATTAATGCTTATAGAGTAAAGTCGGGCTCCATTTGTATAGGTTAAATCAACCTCCAAATTATCATTCCAGCCTTCTAAAATTATATTACTAAGTTTCATCTTCCTTGTCCTCTATATGCTTTGCGGTAGTTTTTACTACCTTTTACTTTTGACGATTTAGACTTTGCATGTACGCCTGGTCTTTTTCGTTTAGGCCTCTCTAAATAGTTACCTAATGTTAATCCTCTTGCCATATCTTTACAACTAAATCACCTGTTCCTTTTATTAATCGGTGATATGTCTCTTTGGGTATAAATAGTTTATTATTTTGTAATCCTACAGGAGCCTGGTTATCTAACTGGAATAGCCAATCGGTATCGTGCATAGCTTCAACTATACGATCTTCTTTATCTCTATGCCAAACAAATTCGAATGAAGGAGTGTCTTGAGAGAACTCTCTTATTATATAACCATCTTGCTCTTTTTCAGAGTATGGTCTACCAGTAACCTGAGAAGTTTGATCCGCCACCTAATGATTTCCAATAACGGCCTATATTACAAGACCAATAA